CTTTGACTGGACGACGACCGAGATCGAAGGACGCGACGAGTTCGACTACATTCTCCTGCGAGAGTTCAGCGTCGATCGCCGCTTCTTCGAAATGGTTGCCGATCAAGTGGTGCCGAATGCCACCTACGGGCAGTTGTTCACTGTCTACCGCGTCCTGCGTCTGGTCTACAACGACATGGATAATCGCTGGGAATACCGGCAGGAACTCTACGCCCGTGGTTCGGCCGATGCCGATCTTTCGGAAGAGCCGATCATCACGACCCCGATGGTATTCGGCGTCCCAATGAAGCGCATCCCGTTCCGCTTCTTCAATGCCACGACCAATCTCGGCGACATCGAAAAACCGCCGATCCTCGACATCCTCACCCTCAACCTCTCGCACTACAAGAGCTACGCTCAGCTTGAGCATGGCCGCTTCTACACTGCCAACCCGGTCTACTATGTGTCGGGCGGACAGGAAGACGACGAATACCACATCGGCCCCTCGGTCGTCTGGGAAATCGGAAACGGCGAGAAGGCTGGTATCATCGAGTTCAACGGCTCTGGTATGAAGAGCCTTGAGAATGCCTTGCAGCAGAAGGAGACGCAAGTCGCTTCGCTGGGTGGGCGTTTGCTGGGAGACTCATCGACCGCCGGCCAGTCGGACAATCAGGTCAAGCTCAAGGATCGCAACGAAGCATCCTTGCTCCTCAACGTCACCACGGTCCTCAACGAGAACTTCACTGAGCTTCTGATCATCCTCGGTAACTGGATGAACGAGCGCTCAGAAGGTCTGGAGTTCCGCGTCAACCAAGACTTCCTGCTCGATCAGGCCGCCGCCCGTGAGTTCCGCGCCATCACGATGATGTATCAGGCCGGGCTCATCGGCATCGAGATCATCTATGAATACTTCCTCAAGGCGGATGTTATCCCGGAGTATGTGACTCTGGAAACCTTCACCAAGATGCTGGAAGATCAGGCCCAGTTCCCGAACAACCCGGACTTCGCCAGCCGCAAGGAAGGGTTCCCGGATGCCCGGACCCAGCGCGCCGACGAACTGGCTCGCGATCTCGACGACAACGAAACCGGCCGCCTCGACAGCGAACTGGAATCGGACGAAGCGATTGCCGAACAGGCCCGCAAGTCCGCCGAGAAGGTTGCCAAGGAACAGCCGAAGATCGCTCCTGTCCCAGCGACCGCAAAGCAAGCAATGCAAAAAGACGCCCCGGCACCAGCGCCAAAGCCGGCACCAAAGGCGTAACCTATGAGTAACCCGGACTACGACATCCACTTGGATCGCGGCCAGTTCAATTCTTTGTTCGATGATGATGGAGAGTCCGGGTTCCCATACGGGGAAGATTTGGATGATATTGAACGTGCCATAGCCGAAGAACTAGGCCCTCCAAAACCTAGGAAGAAACGGAAGAAGGCAAAAAAGTAACTTTTTTATTCCATCACCGCCATTTTAGCTTGACAGTGCATGGAAAATCTCGTATCCTTGTCGGCATATTGGAATTGAAAGCGTTTACCGGGGTCCGGATCAACCGCTTCTTCCACTTTCCCACAAACATGGCTCCGGGGGAGCCTCTACCCAATCCCCCAAGGTTCGGAACAAGAAGTAACGCGTCGGTGCGCCGGCAGTCAGCCTTCTTGTTCTGGAAATCCTCTGGAGGGTCCGGAGGTCGCGATGTGAGACGCGTTCATCTCCAGAACCCTCGGTGAGGATTTCCAATGCCCATTATCAATTTCAACACCCTCGAAGAAGTTCCGGCGGAACTCCGCGAGTATGCCAAGGCTGACGAAGAGTCCGGCAAGTTCGCCGTCAATGTCGTCCCCAACCAGAAGCTCGTCGAGTTTCGTGAAAAGAATATCGACCTGAGCAAGCGGCTCGAAGCGGTCACTCCGACCCTCGCCCGTGTTCAGGAAATCGCCGGCGAAGACCTCGATGCCTTCGTCAATGACCTCAACGGTCTCCGCGACATCGCCCAGCGGGTGAAGGACGGGGAACTCAAGACCGACGACCAGATCGAATCTGCGGTTCAGGACCGCATCAAGGTTCTCCGGGATGGCTACGACGAAAACTCGAAGGCGCTCCGCAAGGAACTGACCGAATACCAGCAGAAGGCCCAGACGCTCACCGAGCGACTGAACCGCACTGTTATCGACAAGGAAGTCACAGCGGCCGTCATCGTGCCGGAAAGTGGTGTCCAGCCTCAGGCCCTGCCGGACATTCTCCAGCGTGCCTACGGTCTCTTCAAGATCGAGGACGGACAACTGGTTCCGAAGCGCGGCGAAAGCGTGATTTACGGCAGCGACGGCGCAAGCCCGATGAGCGTTTCCGAATGGCTCATCAAGCTCCGCGACGAAGCGCCCCACTACTTCAAGGGCAATACCGGCGGCGGCGCTGCTGGTGGCAAGGAAGAGAAGATTGGCGGCATGACCGCTGCTCAGATCGCCCAGCTTTCGCCCATGCAACGCCTTGAACTGGCGAACAAGACCAACGGCAACAAGGGTCGTTAAGGTTAACGGCTTCGGTCGGTCGTCAGTTCCACGAGATCACCCCGGCTTTGGTAGCCTGTCGGGGTTAGTCAATCAACCCCTCAGGCTACCGACGACCAACCACCACTCTCTAGGAGTTTTTCAATATGCTCACTCTGCACGAGGCATCCAAGCTCGTCGATGGTGATCTCAAGCGTCAGGCGATCATCGAGATGTTCGCTGGCTCGACCGATCTCATGGCCGCTCTGCCCCTCATGGATATTCCGGGTAACTCGTATAGCTACGCTCAGGAAGCGAAGCTGCCGAGCGTCGGGTTCCGTGGTTACAACCAAGGCTATGACGCGTCGATCGGCGTGATCAACCCGCAGTCCGAAACCCTCCGCATCGCCGGTGGTGAACTGGATGTCGATACCGCGCTCGTCAAGACGCACGGCATCGGTGTTCGCACCCGTCAGGAAGCGATGCAGGTCAAGGCAATGGGTGCCAAGATCACCGCAGCCTTCATCAACGGCGACTCCAGCGATGGCGTTTCGTTCGATGGTCTGCGTGCCCGCGTCAATGGTTACCAGCTTCTGGCAGCCGACGAAGACAGCCCGGCCGCAAACGGCCCGCTGAGCCTCGCAACGCTCGACGAAGCGATCGACCGTGTGGACAATCCGACCCACATCATCATGTCCAAGCGTATGCGCAACCTGCTCTCGCAGGCCGCAAAGGACAAGGATGTCGGCGGTGACCTCCAGTGGTCGAAGGACGACTTCGGCCGTCGCGTTGGCTTCTACAACGACCTGCCGATCCTCATCACTGAGGACGACGACAAGGGCGAGAAGATCATCGACTTCAACGAAGCCGGCCCGGCCGGTGGTGCAGTCAGCCAGTCCGTCTATGTCGTGAGCATGGGCGACGGCAAGATCGTCGGCCTCCAGAACGGCATCATGGATGTCCGCGATCTGGGCGAGATCGACGCAATGCCGGTTTACCGCACCCGCGTCGAGTGGCTGATTGCCATGGCCGTCATGCACGGCAAGGCAGTGGCCCGCATCTGGGGCATCACCAACGCGGCGATCGTTCGCTAAGTTGGTAGGTGGGGGAGGTCTTCGGACTTCCCCACTGACCCTCCTCCACCAAACCTACCTCAGGAGTCATTCAAATGGCAAAGCTCAAGTCCAACTTCAAGTATATGCTGGATGCTGCACCGTCGATCACTTTCCGTGACGCTGCCGCTGCCCCGCTGACCGCAGACGGCAACACTGCTGCAATCGTTCTCGACACCCTCGACGGTTACTGGAACGACAACAACGAACTCGCCGACAGCACCTTCGCGATCGTCGTGAACGTCAACGCTCTCGCCACCGCCGGTGCCGATGAAGAGTATGTTCTCAACCTCGTGGCAGGCCCGGTTGGCTTCGCAACCTCGACTGTGGTCGGGACCATCACGGTCCTCGAAACCGGCCAGCACGTCTTCCTCGTTGACATCGATACTGTCCGCAAGTCGGTTCCCGACGCTGCTGCTCTGCGTATCGCCGTTGACGTGACCGGCGTTGCACCGTCGATCGACTTCGTTGCCTTCATCGGCGGCGCGATCATCCGCTAAGTCTTAGAGGGCCGGGTAACACCGGCCCTTTTCGGCCCGACCCAGACTTAGGAGTAACCCATGCAGAACCCGAACACCGTGACGGTCTACAGCCCTGAGGGCGAACCGTTCGAAATGAGCCGT